CATCTTTATATCGTGTGTAACCATTTTCTTTTTTTGATTCATTTTTTTTGAACCTTTCAATGTTTACATATTTAATTCTAACTGCTATATCACCAAACAATTCTTGACTTTCTATCTCTAATACCTTTTCTTTTTCCATTATTCCACCTCCCAAATATTAAATAAATGCCCATTTTTGTAAGCTAATTCATAATCTTTTAAAGAATTGAAAAGCTTTTTTTGAATCCATTTATTTTTACTTACTTTCTTGTGTAAATAAATGTTTCCGTCCTCTCCTAAAATACAGTACAGATGAGGTATTCCATTTTTACCAACTCTCTTACCGTCTTTTAAGGCTTTTATTGCAACATTGACATCTCTTGTATCCATTACTTCCTCCTATTCCTCATATTTGAACATCTTCCCGATGTCGGCAATATGTTAAACTATTGAATTTATTATATGTCTACCCATTTTGTTGGTATCAACAAAATCGTTCAACCTCTGTATTTTCCGACTGTTTCCAAAATATAAATAGTCGTAATTCCTTAGTTTACAGAACTTCAATCTTAACCCCAGCTCTTGTCTTATCCACTTCAAAACCTCTGAAAATTGGTATTACATTAGTAGAATCATCATCTTCTATGTAGCCATATTCTTGCATCAAATCAAAAATTATTTGTGCAGCATTGATATAGTCGAATCTTCTTTTACTATCTCTTATAAAAAATAATTCTACTTTATAAGGTTTTGATTTATTTTTGACCATTGATAAAAATTTATTCTTATTTATTAACCAATCTGCCTTAGATTTTTTTAAATATTTTTGTACTGTTTTAGAGTTTATTAATAATGTTTTTCCACTTTTCAAAGTTACAAACTGCTTACTGTTCTTAGAACTTGGAGTATTTCCACTTATAAAAACCATATTTTCCTCCTTAATTTTTTTATAATTCATTTTTGGGGTTATGAATAAGTTTTAAAATCAATTTTGGCTTTACCACATAGTCAAAAAAATCTTTTTTAATACATCAATGGTATAATTCATTTTTGATTTTAAAACTCTTAAAAACACCCTATAAACGATTATTTTAATTTTTAATCTTCCCAAAAACTTTTTTTGTTGGGTTTTCTTTTAGTTTCCCAAGTAAAATCAAAGGTTTTTGTCATTTGATTAATTCTGTCTAAGATTTTATCTGTATTTTTATATCTTAGAAAATCGACCATTTCTGTAGCTGTAAGGTTTGTAGTTATTAAGATAGGCTTTCTTGCTCCATATCGAGTATCTATCAATGAACAAAGTTTCTCTTTTCCCCAATCTTCAGATAATTTCTCACTGCCTAAGTCATCTATAAATAGCATATCTGCTTCTTTTATAGCTTCTAATAACTTACCTTCAAGACCTGTTTTCTTTTCAAAATCTTCTCTTAGAACTCTTAAATAATCAGCAAGTTTGAAACTTAGAACTGCATAACCTTTGTCAATTAAGAAATTACAGATACAATTAGCTAAAAAAGTCTTCCCAGTACCACAATTTCCTTTAAACAGCAATCCATCATTTAGCTTTAAAATTTCATCAAAGCCTTTTACATAGTTCTTAATTTTTCTGTATAATTCAGCTTCTGCTCCATTTTTATCAATTTTTGCATTCATAAAAATATCACTCTTGAAGTTTCTATCAGTTATTGATAAACTTTTGAATTTATTCAGCTTAGCTTCAACTCTGTATTTCCTTATACACTTACAATCCCTCATAAATTCATATTTATTAGTTTTGTATCTAATAACTTCCTTGCAATTTTCACATCTTCCAAGTATTTTTGAATGCTCATTTGTTATTATTTCTTCATCTGGAATTTCCAGTTTTTTTATATTAGAAACAGAAGCTATTTCACTTATAGCTTTTATCATTTTTTATTTCTGCTCCTTTTTAATGCTTCATCTATGCTCATACTGTAATCCTTTTCTCTCTGAATTTCAGAGTTTTTAGTGTTAGCTTGAATGTCAAGACCTAACGAATTATTTTTATCAGCTTGAATGTCAAGACCTGATTTTTCTGAACTAGCTTGAATGTCAAGACCTAGTTTCCAGTTTTCTTTTAGAGCTTTTATTATGAAGCCATTTCCCAATTCCTTGCTATCAGCATACTCAATAACTTCTTTAATCCGTTGAATATCAATGCAGATTTTTGTTATTTGATTAGCTTTTATATCCCTACCTCTTAGTAATAAATGAATTTCATTTTTTAGAGCAGGATCTATAACGTTGTTATTCTTACTATTATTTATGTTATTCTTATTATAGTTATTCTTATTCGGAGTAATTTTACTCTCATTTTCTTCTTTATTTTCAATATCTTTTTTGGTGTTTTTTTCAAGAATGAAAGTAACGTTTTGGTTACTTCTAGTAGTAACGTTTTGGTTACTTTCACTCTGAGTCAAAGTATCGTTTACGTTACTTTCATTTTTAGTCGAAGTAACGTTTTGGTTACTTTCACTTTTTAGATAAAATATAGTTGAATTTCTATATCTTTTTCTTTTTTTTAATAAATTTAATTTTTCAAGTTCTTTTAAAGCATCTGCAAGTATATTTTTATTTTTTATACATAAATTCTCTAAAAGTTCTTCATAAGAATAAATAATATAAAAATTCCCTTCTTCATCTTTCCATTTATTTTTTTTAGAAACTTTATATCTATCCAGCATTAACATATATATAGAAAATGCTGTGCTATTTATCTTTCCTTCTCTCCAACTCCTAAAAAGGCTTTTAGGAACTTGGAAATAAGGTTCTTTTTCTTCCAAATTCCCCACCTTCCACCACCTTTTTAAGAATTTTTCTTTTCTTTATCTATATTTGCTAAGATATCAAGTTTTGTTAAAATTTGGTGAATTTTTAACCGTCCTTTTTGAGTCCATTTAGTTGCAGGTACAACTTTTTCTGTTCCATCTTTTCTTTTAATTATTATTGTTTCAGACCTTGTATAACCTTTATTCATATGTTCTGTATATAAAAGCCATTGTCCACCAACATTTCTAATAAATCTTTCTTGATGTAATATTTGATTTAATCTAAGTCCAGATAAACCATAATCTGCTGCTATTTGAGTTATTGTCATTGTATCCTCAGTAGATAAAATTCTATCTACATATTCTTTAGCAGGTTTTAGTTCTGTTATTTGTTTATCTTTTTCTTTATTCTCTAATATTAATTTTTCATTTTCTTTTCTTGTTTTTCCATATTCAATTAGAAATTGTCCTATTTTTTCTGGATTTTGCATAATTGCATCAAAAACATTATCTGTCATATACATTCCAGTTTTTCTAATCATAGGTAAAATCTCATCACATACTCTATCTTGAAACTTTCTAGCAACCTCATTATTAGCTTTCATACAAAGTTTATAAAAGATATTTTCTTGAATATATTCAGGTAAATTCTCTTTTCCAACTCCGTCGGCACTTATGTCGATGACTTTTAAATCCTTTAAATATTGTCTAACTCTTCTCCACATTACTACTGTATTTCCACTTTTAGATTTTTCAGTTATACCTAAACCTCTTGCTACATCTTCAAGATTTAACCAAGCTATTCCTTTATCATCTATATAACCTCTAACATTTTTTACTTCTATCAATTCATTCATTTTTAGCCTCCTATAACATCATCAATTATCTTCTTAACTTCTTTCATAGCTTTATATGCAATTTCTAATGTTTCAAAGTCTGCAATGTCGTATCCAAGCCATAGTTCAAGATTATACTTTTTGCCTTTTAGATAATCTTCCATATCTGCTTTAGCATCAAAACCATCAAAATCATGAAAATTAAAATATATAGTTATACCATGAATATTAAATTGAGTTATCCCTAAAATTTTATCTTCATCTGAATAAAAACTATCTAATTCAATTTCATATTTATTTAATTTTCTTACCCCATCAATAATTTTATTGAAGTTATCTCTATTTCCAATCTTTTCATATTCCTGCATTTCTTTTGAATAATTATTTTTTAAAAATTCTATATCTTCTTGATATTGTTTATCTATATCAGTCATTTATAACACTCCTTATATCTATGACAGAACTGAGCTAAAAATTTAGCCCAGCTCAATTAAATTATTGATTGTTTGGGAATAATCCCTCTACAACCTTATCCATATCCTTTCCATTATCTTTTGCTTCTTCTATTACTTCCCCAGTTTCTCCATTTACAACCATTCCATCTTCTAAAACGATTATTTCTTCTGTTTCTCCAGTTTTTTCATCAGCAACCTTAAATGTCTTTTCATCCTTGTTTGCCATTTCTAAAAATTCTACTGATAAAGGTAACCATTTTAGCATTTTCTTAACTACTGTCTTATGTGCCATAGACTCAAAATCACTTTTCCAAGGTCCATTCCCATAAGTCTTAGAAAATTTCTTACCATGTGCTTCTATTTCCTCTTTTGTCATATATTCAAAAGCTCTTGCATCATCTTTTAAAACTGCAACACAGTAGCAACCTATAAAGTTTCCTTTGTTTTGTAAGTTTGGTTTATGTTTTAAATCTCTATCTAAACCATAAGTCATTTCAAATTCATCATTTTCATATACAGAGTAGGCATAGATATCTTTTAATTGCCCACTTCTTCTTAAAAGTTCTATCATTCCTTTATATCCAATTTGGAATTGACATTCTCTACCATAAGGAATTAAATAACATTGACCTAATACTCCTGGTTCTAATCCAAGTTGAGCAGATACCATTAATGCCCCTAGCAAGCTTTCTTGATTACATTGAGCTAACTTTGGGTTTTGTCTAATTGTAGTTATTGCTATTCTAACAAACCTTTCACTATTTACATGTTTTGGCAATGCAGTTGCAAATTGCTTTGCTCCTGCTTGTATTACATCAAATATTGTTTTAGATTTATTTTCTTTTTTTACCATTGTTCCAGTATTTCCTGATGTTAAACTATTTCTTGCTGTTGGCATATTATCTACTCTCCTTATTCTTCATCTCTATTTTGATTTTTTGGTTTTCTGCCTCTTTTCTTAGGCTTTTCTTCTTCTATTTCATCTGTTTTATCAACTTCATCTGGATTATCTTCTTCTTTTTTGTCAGTTTTATCTTCTAAAAGATTTTGATTACTATTACCTGATTCTGTTACTTCTATAATTTCAGCTTCTTCAATATCATTTTTTTCATCTTCATCAAATAAAGATAAATTATTATTAGTTTTTATTGATGCCATTCTTTCAAATGCTTTTTCTATACAACTGATTGCTTCTGTTTCTATTTCTTCAATAGTCATATTTTCAAGTTCTAAACCTTTATTTAATAACTTTTCATCAAAAACTTCTGCCCAAATAGCTTCTTCTAAATAATATTCAACACCATTTATTTTTGTTTTTGGTACTTCTTCTTTACAAACAATATTATTAAAAATTATTGTTGTTTCACTTAATTTTTTAAATTCTAATGATAATTTTGTATTTGAAGTTTCAAAAACTAATTTTGTTTTATCTTCTTTGATTTGTTTTTCAATTAATGCCCAACCTAAAACATTATATTTACTTCTTATAATTTCATCTGTATACCATTTTAAAACATTATCACTTATCATATTTGATACTCTCCTTCTATCTCTAACTTTCCACTCATTAAATCAGACAAAAGTTTATCTCTTAATTCTTTCAAATATCTATTTTCTTCATTGTTGAAATAATGAAGCATCGTTTTCCAAGTTTGTAATGCAATAGTTATTGCAGAACTTAATTCTTCTTTATCTTTGTTTTCCCATTTTAGTTCTTTATTTTTTATCAAACGAATATAGTCTTGTTTTTCTAAAGTAATATCTAAATTTAAAACATTTTTTATAGTGTTATTTATTTCATCTATAGTTTTATCTCCATTGTTTGCATTTTTAAAGATTTCTAAAAACCCTAATTCTTTAGCCCAAACTTCATTTATTGTAAGTTTGTTTTGATTTTTTTGAGCTATAACTCTTTGTAAATCTTTTATTATATCTTCATAGCTTCTACTTTCTGATGTTTCAATTTTAATATCTATATATGTGTTTGGTAACCAATTCTCATCTTGAATTTCAGTATTTTTTATACATTTTGAAAAATTTTCTATATCCTTTTTTTCTTTTATACAAGTTAATATTGTTTTTATTTGTTCATCAGAATAAGTTTTTAATATTTTTGTATAAACTCTATTTTTGGTATGTTCTTCTCCTTTTTGTTTTCTTGCTTCTTCTGTAAAGAAATCTTTACAATTAAAAAAACTAATTTCTTCAGAAGTTTCAAAAAATAATATAGTTGTAGGAATACTTGTACTTTCAAACATAGATTCAGGGTTACTTATAACCACTTTTATTTTGTTTTTACTTTTTAAATATTTTCTTGCTTCTTTTTCTTCACTTGAGCCCATAACTCCATTTGGTAAAATAAAAGCTACCTTTTCTTTAACTCTTTCAAGCATTTTCAAAATAAATACAAAGTTCATATTTTTTAACTCTATTTCTTCTTTATATTCACCTTTCAAATTAAAGGGAGGATTAGAAATTCCACAATCAAAATTTGGATATTCAAAGAACATACAAAATTCTATTTCAGAAAATTTTTCTCCTTTTGTTAGTTTATAAACTGCTTTTCTCTCACCAGTTAAAACATTTCCATTTATTACATAACCTTCAATATTTCTAATTTTTAGATTAAACAATAGAAAAGGAATTAGATTAGTATCTAGTTCTTCACATACAAACTTTAAATTTTTATTAGTTATCCATTTTTGAATTATTAAAGCTCCACTTCCAGAACACATATCATAACACCACTCTTCAGTAGTGTTTTTTGTTAGCTCTGCAACTAATTTTCCTAAGCTCTTTGGAGTGAAATCTTGTTTCTTATCTTCTCTATCTGCCATATAAAATTGCCATATTTTTTGCAAATAGTCTGTTTCTAAGTCTCCATTTACTAACTCTATAAACTTTTCACAGTTAGAATTATTTAGTGAATCTATTTTAAAATCTCCTAAACTACCAAAAATATTTTGAAATTTTTCTGTTAATTCTTTTAATTCCAATATTATCTCCTTTATTATCTAACCATTAAAAATTTTGATGTTTTTTGATGCTTGCTTTCTAACTCTTTATATTGTTCCATTAGTTCCAAGTTTTCTTTTGCCATTGCCTCAAAATCTGGTGTTTTTCTAGTTTGTATATTAAATTTAAACTTTCCTGCAACTCCCTTTTGAGTGCCATTATTTATAAGTTCCAACATTATCTCTTCTTTTAATAGATCCTGTTCTTTCTTTAAAGAATTAATTTCTTTACCTAATTCTTTAATTTTTAAAGCTTTTTCTTCTAAATCTGCAAATTCTATAACCTCATTATTTTCTATTTCTAATGCTTTTTGTTTTAAATAATTCATGTAAGCATCTGAACCATCTGGCATTGGTGGAATCTTTTTTAATAAATTTTCTTGGTAAAATTCAGTAGCTTTATTTCTGATTAAATTTATATCTTCCTCATTTCTCTCTATCTTAAATTCCTTATATTGTTGTCCTCCAATTAATACAGCTATATATGCAAATTTATAGCCTGTAAGCATTAAATAATGCTGCACTTGTGCATAATAATATTGAGGTATTACATCATCTTCCCAGTCTTTTTTATTCCAAAGAGATGTAGTTTTTATTTCTAAAACTCCATAATCTCCTGTTTCTTTATCTTTTAAAGCTCCATCTAAATTAGCAATTAAAAAATCATTTACAACTGAATAAGGAACTTCATATACAATTAGTTCTTTATGCTTATTTGAGAACTCTTTTAAAATAGTTCCCTCTAACATATGCCCCCAATAGGTAGCATTATTTCCTTTGAAATTAGATCCTTCTGTTTTATCTACATAAACATCAACTATTGATTTATAAGGATTTACACCTAAGATAGCTCCTACATCAGAACCTCCAATTCTTTTTGCTCTAAGTTCATGCCAATCATCTTCATTATCATAACCAAGAACTTTTGTATTTTCAGTATTTGCTGTTACAGAAGTTTCAAACTCTTCCTTAGAGATTTCTATAACTTTTGCTTTTGCTGTTTCAATTAACTCTATTAATTCTTCTTTTTTTAATTTAGAATATCCTACTAATCCTAAACTTTTTGCTTCTTCTTTTAATTCTTTAACTGTCATTTTTTTTATCACTCCTTGAATTTTTTAAAAATTTGATATATAATTCAAGTAAAGTTAAATACTTGAATATTTTTTTCTAAACATCTGTAATACTTTGGTCGGTAGTAGCAGATGTTTTTTCTTTTTTATAGCTTTTTCCAGATAAAAAGTTTAACCAGTGAAGTTTTAATATTAAATATTTTCCTCTTTCTTTTTCTTCATTCTTTTTCACATAAATACAACCTGGAACTTCATTAGCTTGAATTAAGCTATAAACATCATCTTTATTTAATTCTCCATTTGATAAAGCAACAGCCTCTTCTACACTGATTTTATAATCTCCCATTTAATCACTTTTTTCTAAAAGTTCTAATGTGAATTTGCAAGTTTCTATAACACCTTGATAATATCTAACCATTGCATAAGCATGTCCTTCTGCAACTGTTCTATTTTCTATTACCGTTTTGTAATATTCAGCATTAGCCTTTTTTAAATTTTCTTTTGCCATTTTTAATTTAATTTCAATTCTTTCTTTTATTGTCATAAATATCACATCCATTCTAATAATTTATCAAATGGATAGTTAAGACATAACCACAAAATCTTAAATACCCATTTAATCTTATGCCAAATAACATCTTTTATAGTGGCTTTTGCAAATTTTTTATTTTTCATATTTATCCCAAACCTCCCATTCCAAAACTTTTATACAATCTTTGATACCATCTACTTTTCCTATTAGAAAACTAGGGTATCTACCTTGTTTTTTTTCATCTTCTATTGTTTCTTGAGTGACTTCTAATCTTCTTTTAAATATTTCTAATAATTCATTTTTATCTATCATTTCTAGCCTCCATTTCTATGTACTTTTGGATAACTTCAATAGCATCTATTAACTTTATATCTTCAGGAAAAACTATTACATTTATCCATTTTTGAAATACTTTACAGTGCATTTTTTCCTCCTATAATCTCCCAAGTTCTATTTTTATTTTCAAACTATTCTTTATTAGCAAAAATAAGACATCTTCTATTAGTTTTCTTAAAAACATATACTTCTTTTTCTACTCCTACACATTCAAGAGTTTCTTTTTTCTCTTCTCCTGCATAACTACTTTTAACTTCTATTTTTGTTCCTACTTTTATATTTTTCATTTATCACCTCTCAATTTTTTTATTTCTTCTAAAACCATTGTCCATAGTCCAGTTACTCCATACTTTCCAAAGTTTGTCATTATCGCTAGTTTATTTCCTTTGAATATTTCTACTATTTTTAATTCATAGTTTATTACTACTCTATAATCACCTACCTGTGTATCTAACTCTATTCTTTTTATTAAATTTTCAATATCTTTGTTTTCTTCTGTTTCTTTTTTAAAAGTTATATCTACCTCCCCTTGCTTTATAAATAACTTAGTAGCTTCATATTGGAGTGCATCCAATAAACCATCTATATATCTTTTCTTAATCATCTGTATCTCCTAAATTTAATATTTTAAATTATTTGAAAAAGTTATATAATTAATTACAGCACTTTATAGAGGAGGTATTAAAATGTTTGATAATAATGTCATAAAAATTTTATTGATTTTCTTTCCAGGAATAGTAGGAGTAATTTTAATAAATTATGCCATCAATACTTATAAAAGTTTTGAATTAAATTTAGGATTACTGTATTCTTTTGTATTAGGAGTTCTTTCCTATATTACTATCCCTTTTCTAAATAAGATTTTTCCTTGTTACTCACTTTTTGAAGTAAATGGAGATATTTTTAAAATGGATATTTCAGAAAAAGGTATATTTCTAGCTCTTATAATTTCTATAATTTATTCAATAATAATTATTAAAGTTATAGATAAAGAGTTGTATCATACATTTTTAAGAAAAATAGGAGTTTCCAGAACTGCTGGTAAAAAATATATTTTAAAAAATCTTTATACAACCACTGATAATGAATTATCAGCCTTAGTTTCAAGCTATGTTGATATAAGATTTCAAAATAAAGATCTTACTTATTCTGGAACTATCAAATTAATTGATATCCATGATGATGGCTTTATTGAAATATTGCTTGAAAATGCTGGAGCAATTTATAACAATAAAGAAGATTTTAGTTATATTGTAAAATCTGTTATTATCTATGAAAAAATGGAAAATCTTATCATTGAATATAGAAATCAATAATTTTTTGAAAGGGGGGATTATAATGGCGGATAAGAAACCTATTCAACAAGTTGGTAATGAAAGTTTAATTGTTGTACAAGGTCCTAAAACAACTCCAACACCTCCACCTAAAAAATAATTTATAATCTCCTCCTCTATAAAGCACTGTAAACTATTATTTAATTTTCAATGTTCTATTTCTAAGTAACTTTACTTATTTATTTAATGACATCTTTAAGGTATCATTTTCTTTTTTTAGTACCTCATTTTTTTTATATAATTTTTGATTAGTATCTTTTAATTTTTTTATTTCTTCTTCTAATACTTTTAAAAATTCTATTGTTTCTTCATTTTTTTCCATACATCGCTCCTTTTATTCCCTTAAAACTGTGAAACTTATGCTTAAGAAATATCATCAAGAGCCTTTAGAAGATTAGTACCTATTGTTTCAGTTATTTTTTGCTCTAAACTATTCGCAGTAGTTTGGAGCTGTTTTTTTATTTGCTTTCTTATGTATCTTTTATATTTTCTTGATTTTTTCATAAGCCTCCTAATTTATAATTTTTGTTATCAAATAAAATGTTATTAATGAAGTAATACAAGGTATAACTATACTTTTTATTAAAAATTTCATTTTTCTATATCCTTCACCTCCTTGATTAATTGTTATATTTTAAAATTTTCTTCCATAGCCCTCCTTTTAATTTTAAAAATATTTACAATTATTTTTTTTAAATGTATAATTTAATAGCCAAGGTATAATGGAGGTATAAATGCCAGATAAAACAACTGATGAATTGCAAATAATGTTAAATAAAGCTATTAAAAAACTCAGTGAAAACTGGACTGTTCAACCAACATTTAAAACTACAGAAATACAAAATGGTGTAAAAGCTGAAATTTTTATCAATAGTTCTAATCCTATAAGTGTTGGTTATGCTAATACAAATGAGAAAATTTATAATGTAACTTATACTTTAGCTATTTTAGAAGCTATTAAAAATTATGATAAAACTTTAGTAGATTAATTATTTTTTTGAGATATACCTTGGCATACTTCTTGATGTAATTTCTGGCATTTTTGAACTTCTTACATTTATAAAATCTTTTATAATAGCTTCTATCATATTTCCACTTATTTTTAATTCTTCTAATTTATTTTTTAATTCTCCAATTTCTTTTAATAATTGTTCCATACTCCTCCTTTCTTTTTCTAAACTTTAAGTGTAGTTAATTCTCAAAAAAAATTTCTTCAACAGATTTTTTATAATACTTTGCTATTTTTCTTTTAGTTTCATCTCTTGGTATTCTATAGTCATTTTCATAATTAGATAGAGCTGAAATAGTTATTCCAATAGCTTTTGCAACATCTTTTGATTTTTTCCCACCCCTTAATTTTTTTAATTTCTCTCCTATACTCATTAATTTCACCTCCTAACACAACTTTAAGTGTAGTTAATTCTCAAAAAAAATAAAATATTTTTTCTACACATCAAGTGTATCATAACTCAAAAATTTTGTCAACACCTTTTGTGTAAAAATATTCTTGACTTTTTACACGTATTGTATATAATAATGTTAAGAGGTGATTTATATGGCTGAAATCAAAGATAGAATTGTAAGTTTAAGAAATGAAAAAAATATAACGCAAAGTCAATTAGCAGAAGAATTAAACATATCTCCTAGTGCAATAGGGATGTATGAACAAGGTAGAAGAAAACCAAGTTATGAATTATTAGAAGAAATATGTGATTATTTTAATGTTGATATGGACTACTTAATGGGAAGAAGTGATATTAAAAATAGATATCAAGCAGGTTTAAAATATGATTGGGAAAATAAAAAAGAAGAAAAATCAAATTTGAATATAGATACTATAAATACTGACTATATAATGATACCTTTATATGAAAGCATTTCAGCAGGATATGGAGCTAGTAATTCTGAATTTATAGAAATGATTCCAGTTTTTGGATTAAAGAAAAATGGAACAACATATTTTGCTGTAAAAGTTGAAGGAGATAGTATGGAGCCTAAAATTCCAGACGGATCTACTATCATAATCAAAAAAGATATAGTCATAGAAAATGGAGAAATAGGAGCTTTCAATCTTAATGATGAAAACTTTGTTAAACAAAAAAAGACTATAAAAGATAAATTAGTATTACATTCATTCAATTTAGCTTATGATGATAAGGTTGTAAATGAGTATGATGAATTTAAGGAATATGGGAAAGTTGTGAAAGTAATGATAGATTTATAAAAAAGTGGAGGGGTTTAGATGCTGAATAATTTTTTTAAAAATCTTTTTGGAAAAAAAATTGAAAATGAAGTAAAAGAAAAGAAAAAAAATTTTAAATTTGAAGTTGCTGGAACATTTTTAGGAGGTAGACAGGCAAATATTTTAAAATATTTTTCTAAAAAAATTGAAAATAAAGAATTGATTCTTTTTGAAAACTTAAAAGATTCTGAAATAAAAAGTAAAAAATACTTAGATGAAGAAATTTATGAAATTCCACAAAATTATGAAATTAAATCTAATATAACAGATGGATTGATAAAATTTGAAAAAGAACCAGAAAATGAATATGATAAAAATGCCATAAGAGTCATGATAAAAGGTATGGGAACTGTTGGATATGTTCCTAAGAACATCAATATCTCTTTTGCTAAAATTTTAGAAAATAATGATATAAAAGAAATTACTGCTACAATCTGTGGTGGTGAATATAAATTATGGAATGGTAAAAAGTTAAAAAATGATAGAGATGATTATTCAGTAACAATAACTATTAATTATTAATTCTCTAATTAGTGATAATTAAGAGATAAAAAATAAAAAAGGGAGAGATTTTTATGAAAAAGAAAATTTTAATTGGAATTGTGGCTGTTATTATTGCTATTGGTGTTATTGGTTCATTTGGAGGAGATAAAAAAGAAACATCAAAAGTTTCTAATTCTGCTACTCAAGAAGTTGCAAAGGTTACAGAAGAACCAAAGAAAGAAGTAGATGAAAGTGTGCCTATGGAATATAAATCAGCATTAGCAAAAGCAGAAAGTTATGCTAATGGCTTAGATATGTCAAAAAAATCTGTATACAAACAATTAACATCTGAATATGGAGAAGGTTTTCCTAAAGAAGCAGCTCAATATGCAATAGATAATGTTGTTGCTGATTGGAATGAAAATGCTTTAAATAAGGCTAACTCATATGCTAATGACCAATATATGTCTAAAAAATCTGTATATGAACAACTAATTTCAGAGTATGGAGAACAATTTACAAAGGAAGAAGCAGATTATGCTATTTCTAAAGTAGAAGCAAATTGGAAAGAAAATGCTTTAAATAAGGCTATTAGTTACCAACAAGATATGAACATGTCTAGAAAATCTGTATATAATCAACTAGTATCAGATTATGGGGAAAAATTCACAAAAGAAGAGGCTGATTATGCTTTAGAGAACTTACCTAAATAATTAAAAAATGAGATAACTTTATTGAGTGAGCTATCTCATGTGTTCTAAACTTAATTTTAAAATATATATTATGAGGTAAGATATTTATGTTATATAATATTTTTGATTTACTGGTTAATACTTTGAAATCAATAAATTTAGTTGAATATTGGAAATCTCTATTTTGGTTAGGATATAATAGAAAACTTATAGTAATTGATTATGATGAAAATTTATGTAGAACAATTAAAGGGAAAGCAATAGATTATTTTATTATAATGAAATATGGATTATTATTTTTAATTTTTAAAGGATTTATTCCTTCAAATAGATTAATCCTTTTCATTATATGGTATATGTTATTAATGAATATATTTACTTACTTTTACTACCATGTATGGGAAAACAGGAAAAGTAATAAAGAAAATTCTAAAAAAAGATTTATAAATTTTATTCTTTCTATAATATATTCCTCATTTTCATTTATGATTTTATATAAAAATTATTATGCTAATGATTTTGAACTTGAAAATCAAGGAATTTCAAATATAATTAAAGCCTTTTCACTTAGTTTTGGAACTTTCTTCAATTCAAATAATTTTTCTCCAACAACAAATAGAGGCTATTTAGTTTTTACTATAAATTGTATTGTTAATTTTATATTTTTGACATTTATTTTAGCCAATACAAATATTAATCATGAGGAGGATAATTAAATATGGCATATAGAAATAAAACTTATGTGTGTTTTGATGCAGATGAAGATATGGATTATTATAATTTATTAAAGGCTTGGAATAAAAATGAAGATTTTGATTTTTTGATATACAATGCTCATGAACTAAATAATTTAAGAGAAGGAAGTAAAGAAGAAACTATAAAAAGAAAATTAAAAGAACGTTTAAATAATTCAAAACTTATGCTTGTTTTAGTTGGTAAAAATACAAAATATTTGTATAAATATGTTAGATGGGAGATTGAACAAGCTTTAAAACTTAATATTCCTATTGTCTGTATAAATATAACAGGATATAGTATAGATTTTGTATATGATACATACTATCCTACTATACTAAAAGATAAATTAACTTTATTTATTAATTTTAAAAAGGAAGAAATAGAAAAAAACATTTATTGGAATATTTGGTATAATTATTTTTCTACTTTTAAGCAAAAAAGAAAATACTCATTTAATGAATTCATTAATATAACAAAAATATAAAAAAACCTTCCAATTGCTACCAACAAATGAAAGGTTTTAAGAGTGTGATACTCTTTGTAATTCAGATATTAAAATTATATCACACTCATTTTTATTATGCAAATAAAGGAGTGTATTTTTTTTATGAGAGCAGCAAATGGAATGGGAACTGTTTCAAAACTTTCAGGAAAAAGAAGAAAACCCTGGTTATTAAGAGACAACAAAAAATTTAATGAAAAAACTGGAAAATATGAAAGATTACCTCTTGGAGTATTTGAAACTAAAAAAGAGGCAGAAACATATAGAATAGCATATTTTACAAATAATCTTGATATGATAAAAGATACAGGTATTAAGATACACAAGAAAAAAGAAAAAGGCATTACTTTTGAACAAGTCTATGATTTATGGTTAAAAAATAAAGATGTGAATGATGGAACTTTAACCAACTATGAAACACAATTTAAAAGAAGTAAAAAGTTGCATAAAATGGAAATAAATAAAATAAATGGTATTTTACTTCAAGATATTTTTTATAGTTTAAATCTGACTAACAGCACTTTAAGAGTTTTAAAAAGTTTCTGGAGTATGATATTTGATTTTGCAATATTAAATGATATGTGTAGCAAGAATTATGCTAAGTATTTAAAGACTAAGACTGTTGAAAAAGGTAAAAAGACAAGCGATAGAGAAAGAGTTATTACTTATGAAGAATTACAAACTTTATGGGATAACTTAAATAATCATAAAACTGATAAATATAGAATAATAGATATGGTCTTAATCCTATGCTATACAGGTCTAAGAATTAGCGAACTATTAAGAGTTAAAAGGAAAGATATATTTCTAAAAGATTATTATTTTGAAGTAGAAAAGTCTAAGAGCAAAGCTGGAGTTAGAAAAGTCCCTATTGCAGATAAAATCATAGAACTTTTTAGAGGTAGGTATTTTAGTAAGGATAAGTTTTTATGGCAAAGATATGATGGTTTAGAGTATGATTATGATTCTTTTGATAATCATTTTAGAATATTATTTAGAGATTTAGGCTTATCTTATCATAGTTTGCATGATACTAGGCATACATTTGCAACACTTCTATCAGATAATGTTGCAGATAAAGATGCAATTATAAAAATGATAGGACATTCTAACTATAAAATTACTTCTGATGTCTATGTGCATAAGAATATCCAAAAATTGAAAGAGGCAGTGGATGAAATAAAATAATTTAATGTTATCTAACATTCGTTATTTTATTTTGCTTTGTTACCATTTTGATACCACCTAATTCAAGTTAAGTCAATTTATTCTACACTTAATTTTTGAATTAATGGTCTATTGAGTAGTTAAAAAATCAAAATCTAATTATAGTTTAATTTCTACAAAAAAGCCCGAACTTGCAAAAAGTTGAGGGCTTTTTTGTTGGGGAAGTATATTTTTGTTACTTATTTGTTATTTATTAAAAAACATCATTTTAAAATATTATTAAATAACTAATGTTAGATAACAGACTTAGATTATAAATAACAGATGTTGGATAACAAAAATTACTACTTACTCTTTAAACTATTCTTTTTTATTTACCTTACAATCTCTGTCTCTAAGATAATTAATATCCATTTTGATATCATCTAACCTATCTTTCATATCAACTTTTAAATCTTCATTTCTTTTTTCCAGATATTTCATATCCTTATCATAGGTCTCTTTATCAACTTTTTGGTCTATTCTACTTTGCATTATTTTATGATATCCCCATAATATCCCTGCTGTTGTTAATATCCCTGGAGATATTTTTATTAAGGCTGTTATTATATCATCATACATTTTCTTTCTCCTTCTTTCTAAAAAACATCCAGCCAAACATTCTGACACCTCTGTACATTAAAACTCTTTTCCACTTAGGTACTCCTAAACTTTTCATAAGCTCTAAGAATATTTTATCAGCAATAGCTCTATTTATTTCTTTGTAAATACAGTTAGCTGAGTATAAATAATCATGAACTA